ACAAGCTCCTGGCCGATGTGAACGATGAGATCGTAAAGCGCAGGCTCACCATCATCGACGCTGCCGGTATGACCGTGAATGACATCATCACCCGGACCCACGCCCATAAGTTTGACGTCATTTTCGTGGATTATCTCCAGATGATCCGCTCCTCGCTCCGGGGCCGGGGCACCCGCCAGGATGAGGTGGCCGATATCTCCCGGTCCCTGGCCGACATGGCCCGCAACAATGGGGTCGTGGTAGTGGCCCTGGCCCAGCTCTCCCGCCCCGTGCAAAAGGGCAAGCGGGAAGCGCCCCTCATGGCCGACCTGAAAGAGAGCGGTCAGATCGAGCAGGACGCCAATGTGATCCTGTTTGTATGGCGGGAGGATGAGACGGACAGCAAGACCCGCCGGCACCTCACCCTGGCCAAGAACAAGCTGGGCTTGCTGGGACAGTGGGGGATCACCTTTGACGGCCCCACGCAGAAATTCCTGCCGGAGCTGACCATAGACCGGCAGGTCGCGAAGCGGAAAGAGCCAGAATATAAGCAGAAGTCATTCTATCTGCTTCCCGACAGCGAACCGCTGCCCTGGGAGGATGAGTATAACCACGTTGAAGCGGCGCCGAATTCATGAAAGAGAGGAACAGAACGATGAGGACAACGGTGATACTCAATTTAAAGGGCGGTGTGGCCAAGACAGCCACCGCCGTCAATCTAGCGGCTATCCTGGCCCGGGTCTATCGAAAGCGGGTGCTCCTGGTGGACGCTGACAGCCAGTGCAACGCCACTGAGTTCTTCGGCGGCGACCCGGCCAAGGGCAACCTGGCGGACGTGCTCCGGCACGAGGCTGATGAGGGCCTGTTCGCCGCGGCTAGCATCCAGAACAGCAATTTCCCTGGGGTGGACCTACTGTGTGGGGCGGATGAGCTGATGGACCTGGACCTGACCAAGGTGGAGATCCAGAGCGTGCGGGCGCTGGTGCTGCGGGAGATGGTCCATCGGCTGGCCGCTCAGGAAAAATACGACTACTGTATTGTGGACTGCCCGCCGGCGTTCAACGCGGCCAGCACCGCGGCGCTGGTGGCGGCGGATGATGTGGTGATCCCCATTAAGCTGGATGCCTTCGCCCTGCGGGGGATGGGGAACCTTATGCGGCAGATCGCCAACATGCGGAAGATCAACCCGTCCCTGCGGCTGTCTGGCTGTCTGCCGACCATGTGGTACAACAGCCCCCTGATTGTGGAGGCGGAGAAAACGCTGGAGGCCAGCGGCCTGCCAATGTATCCCCACATCCGCCGCACCAACAAGGTGGACGCCATGACCTTTGCCCAGGAGCCGCTTCTGCTCACCAGCCCAAGGAGCTCCGCCGGGGTGGATTACCGCGCGTTTGTCCGGGCGTACATAGAGAGGGGGAGCTGAGAGTGGCTGATAAAAAGGGCTTTGACCTGGCCGGCCTGCTGAAGGATGTGCCCAAGTTGGACACCGCCGGCGATCGGGAACAGATCGAGTATATTGACATCGGGAATATTGAGGGCGACCCGAGTAACTTCTATACTTTGACCCAGCTGGAGGAGCTGGCCTCCAACATCGCCGTGGTGGGCCTCCAGCAGCCCCTTCGAGTGCGGGCCTCGGAAACGGACCCGGAGAAAGTGGTCGTTGTGTCAGGCCATCGCCGCCAGGCGGCGCTGAAGCTGCTGATCAACGAGGGGCGTGAGGATCTGCGGGAGGTCCCCTGTATCCGGGAGCGTGTTACAGGTTCCACCGCCCTCCAGGAGCTGAGGCTGATTTTCGCCAACCGGGATACACGGGTGATCTCCTCCGCCGAACTGGCCAAACAGGCGGAGCGGGTGGAGATGCTGCTCTACCAGCTGAAGGAGGAGGGCTTTGAGTTTCCGGGCCGGATGCGGGACCATGTGGCCCAGGCCTGTAAAATCTCCGCCCCCAAGCTGTCCCGTCTCAAGGTCATCCGGGAGAACCTGATTCCGCAGTACATGAGCCTGTTTGAGAAAGACGATCTGCCGGAGCAGACCGCTTACGCGCTGGCCCGTCTGCCCGGGGACTTCCAGCTCCGCATTTTTACTGCCCTGTCCGACAAGATTCCTAGCGGGGACAAGGCCGAAAAGGTCCTGAGTAAGTACAATGAGGGCTGGCGCTGGGAGCCCCAGCTGACTTGTCCCGACGGCAAAGCCTGTAAACGAGGGGATGTGTTTCTGCGCCGGGATTGCGAAACCTCTTGGCAGGGCTTCTGCGGCGGGAATACCTGCTGTCTGGAGTGCCCCCAGGCAAAGACAAGCTATTCCCCCTGCGAGCGGATGTGCAGCAAGGCCAAGGCTCAGCGCAAAGAGGAAAGCGACAAGAAAAAAGAGGAGGAGCACAAGCGCCAGCAGAAAAATGGCCGGAAGTTCCAGAAAGAGACCCAGGGCTATGCGAAGCGGCTCCTGCGGGCCATCGACGCCGCTGGAGTGCCAGACGACGCCAAAATCAACTGGAGATATTATGACGGTATCCCTGTGTCAACCATCCGCCAATGGGCCGCAGGCGAGTTTGACGACCCGGCCGGCTGGCATGGCCCACGATTGGTTCCAGGTAGATGTAACAACGACCACATGGTAGGGCTTTCCAAGCTACTGAAGTGCTCCACTGACTTCCTGATGGGTCTGACGGACGAAATCCGCCCGGCGCCGGTCCAGGAGGAACCGGAGGCAGCCCCGGAGAACCCCATGGAAGCCCTGGAGGCGGAAACCGCTTCGGCGGATTCCTGGGATGATATCTCAGAAGTCCTGGACCAGGCGGCCGCCCCGGAGGAATCCGCCCGCCGTATCCGCTGGGAGAGTCAGGGCCGAACCCCGCCCATGGACAAGCTGATCCTCACCTACCAGCTGACCAGTGACGGCCCCACATACTGCCCGGCCCTGTGGGATGGCAGCACATTCCGGTCACCCAACGGGAAGAAAGAGCTGACCGGCCTGGAATATACCCACTGGCTGGAGGTTCCAACCCCCGGCAGCGGGGAGGCGTATCAGGTAGCCCAACTGGATCTGGCGGAGGGGCAGCTGATGTTCTGCGGATGGATGCCAGGCGGAGTTTTTCCCGGGGAGCCCTGTGAGGTGGTCGCAGACTTTTGCGTGGGCGGGGAGACCTATATCCGTCAGGCGTGCATTTATGACCAAGGAAACTTTTACTTCCGGACCCAAGGAAGAAAGGGCGCTAAGATAGAGGCTGAAATCATCCGCTGGATGCGCCTTCCGCCGGTGGGGTGAAAATGTGCCCAAGTTGGGCACAAAGATTGAAGTTTTGAGAAAGTGGGAGCGAATATGTTCGCAGAAAATATAAAGAAAAGAAGAAAGGAACTTGGACTTACGCAGTCGATGATGGCTATGCAGTTGGGTGTGGGACAGTCTACGGTTTCAACATGGGAAACTGGAGACTGTACACCTTCACTGAAAAGGACGCAAGAAATTGCCGCTTTGCTGGGGTGTTGTGTATCATACCTAGTCCAAGAGGATGAAAGCAGAAAAGGAAAATCTGTTGTCCCGGTTCAGCCGGGTGGTCTGACCGGCGGCCACAGCGAGGAGAAGCGTGAAATCATCCGCCGGTTGAGGGAGTACCGGAAAACCGGCGGCCTGGGCAGCCTGGTCAAATTGGCGGAGGCGATCCGCCCCAAAGGCAGGATCACGGACGACCTGCTCCGGGAAATGTGCCAAGACCGGGTGGGGGAGATGCCCATCAGCCAGTGGCGGAGGATCGCCCGGGCGCTAAGTCTGTATGGCAGTTGAAAATACAAGATGAAAGGACGAAGGCCATGAGGGCTACGGTCTGTTGGATAACAGGAGGCAGACCTCATGGGAAAATACATGAAAGTCATTGTTGCTGGGCCGCTGGTGAAAGAATGTATCTACCCCGCGCCCAACCCCAGGGACAGCAACGGCGTCCGGGCAGGGAAAAAGGCGCTGTCATCGGCGGCCCAGCAGCTGATGAACTTGAAATACGCATATCAAAAACTGGAGCTGTTGATTGCCGCTAACTTTGGCGTCCGGGATCTGTATGTGACCCTCACCTATGACAACGCCCACCTGCCTCGGAACCGGGAGGAGGCCAGAGAGGCTATGCGGGCCTTTTGGAAGCAGCTACGGAAAGCCCGGAAAGGGAAGGGTCAGGATCTGCGTTATATTTACGTCACCGAGCATAAGCACGGGGATGGCCGTTGGCATCACCACGCTTTGATCAACGGAACCGGAGAGGACTACGACCTGATCCGCCGGCTGTGGGACCAGGGCGGTGTGGAGTTTAAGCAGCTGCGCATTGACCGGGATAAGAATTTTGAGACTCTGGCCCGGTATCTGTGCAAGGAGCAGCGGGACAAGGTGGGGCTGCGGCTGTGGTCCGGCTCCCGGAATCTGCACAAGCCGGAGCGTGAGTGCTTCCGAGTGCCCAATGATACGCAGTTGACCATTCCTCGAAATGCACCGATTACTTTTAATAATGATAATAGAGACACGCTCTATGGCCATTTCCAATTTATCAAGTATCTGGCCGCCGGGTGGGAGACCACCATGGGCCCCCGGCCAAAGGCCAAGCGCCGGCGCCGACGGAAGCGGCCGTAACCTTTTTTAATATTTTTTCAGCCTTGAGAATTATATTAACTTATGGGAAAAGGAGTGGAACGCCTTGCAAGGTGCGCCCAAACATGGTAAAATGATAACGGTAAGTGATGGCTGGCTGACCTGTCCCAGGTGCCGCAAGAACAAGCGGCTGATGAAGGTCCGGCCAGACACCGAGGGCAGCAGGATGATCGCCTACTGCCGGGTCTGCAAAAACGAAATACTGATCGACGTCAACAGGGGCGCGTGCTTTGAGAGCCAAGGCCAGTGACTGACACGGGGAACGTGTGGTCATTGGCCTTGGTTTTGTTTTGCCCGGAGGTGATAGCCCGGCGGAAGACAGTGCGGGCCGGGCCTGGCGAGAACCGTGGGACAGCCAGGCTTTCAGACCCCCAGGCGCAGCGCTGCGCAACCGGTCTGTGCGGCCGGCGCTCCGGTCTGCGGGTCCTCCCTGAGAGAAAACGCAGCGCGGGGCAAGGAAGGCGCGGTGTTTTTGTCCAGAAAAATAAAAATTTTTCGGTGATTTCGTTTCCGACTTTGCGAAAAAATGTCAAACCATACCCCTTTAGGGGTATAGAACCCAAAAAACAGCACAAAAAATGCGAAATCCAGTTGGCCGCAGAAGGTGGGTGAGTGTATGGTGCCAAAAAAGGGCTCGCGCAAGCCTGGAACGGAGCAGGCCACGGCTATCCTCACCATCATCCCGGACTGGGCGGACGCCGCGGCCATCGGTATGCTGGTGGGCCTGTCCGACCGTCAGATACAGAACCTGACCCGCTCAGGCGTGCTGACGAAAGAGACGCCGCCAGGGCGCAAGGTGCAGAAATACCGCACCTGCAAGGCGGTCCAGCAGTATATCGCCCATGTCAAGCAAAAAGCCGGGGAGCAGGAGCACCCCAAGGAGCTGGTCCTGCGGAAGCTGGAGGCTGAGGTCAAGCTGAAGGAGAGCCAGGGCCAGCTGGCCAGCATCAAGGCCGACATTGCGGAGGGGCGCTATATCGAAACCGCCTCCGCCGCGCAGCAGCTGACGGAGTTCCTGGACACGTTCAAGCACTTCGCCCTGAATATCCCCAGCCGTGTGGCGGGGATAGTGGCCGGTTATACCGACGCCGCCACTGCCCGGGCCATTGAGAAAAGCACCCGCAAGGAGCTGGAGGACATGCTGACCCTGTTCGCAGACGCCGCCATGCTGGCGCCGGGAGAGGAGGCCAGGCGGTGAAGCGGTATCGCGCAAAGCCCTATGAGGTGCCGGGCTGGATCATGCCGGCCGTAGCCGCGCTGCGTCCCCGGAAGCGGCTGCCTGTGTCCCAGTGGGCGGAGGAAAACCGGATTCTTCCTGACGGGAACTCCATTCCCGGCCCCTGGCGCAACCGGGTGACGCCCTACCTGACGGAGATCATGGACACGTTCAACTCCGAGTCAGTGGAGAAGATCATCTTCGTCAAGCCCACCCAGGTGGGCGGCACCTCGGCCATGGAGAACATGCTGGGCAGCCTGATTGACCAGGACCCAGGCCCCACCATGGTCGTGTACCCGTCGGACGACCTTGCGGAGCGGACCGTGGACGCCAAGCTGGACCCGATGATCCGGCGCTGCAAGCCCCTGGCGGCATTGTACCAGAAGACAGACAGCAAGAAGCTCCAGCTGAAATTCGGCGCTATGACCGTGTATCTGAACGGGGCGAACAGCCCCGCGGACTTGTCCAGCACCAATATCCGGTATCTGTTCCTGGATGAGGTGGACAAATACCCCGGGGCCAGCAAAAAAGAGTCGGACCCGGTTTCCCTGGCCATTGAGCGCACCAAGTCGTACACCCTGAACCGGAAGATCTTCATCACCTCCACCCCTACCCTGAAAACCGGCCATGTCTGGCGGGCCAAGGAGGGCGCGGAGGCGGAAAAGCACTACTTTGTCCCATGCCCTCACTGCGGTACATACATCGAGCTGCAATTCTCCCAGCTCAAGTGGCCCAGCAAGGACGATGTCCCAGACAGTACGGCGCGGGCAAGCATGGCCAGATATGTGTGCCAGGTGTGCGAGGGCGTGATCACCGACCGGGACAAGGGCCGGATGTTGGAGGCGGGCCGCTGGCAGCTTGTGCGGAAGAGAACGGAAACGCCCAAGAGCGTCGCCTACTGGATGTCCACCATGTACTCACCCTTTACCCGCTTTTCTGACATCGCCCAGGCATTCATGGACTCCAAGGACGACCCGGAGCTGTTACAGAATTTTGTAAACTCCTGGCTGGCGGAGCCCTGGGAGGATACCAAGCTGAAAACCAATGCGGACCTGGTTCTGGAGCGTCAGACGGAGATACCCGCCTGGGAGCTGCCGGAATGGACCAAGCTGCTGACCGGCGGGATTGACGTACAGGAAAACTGCGTGTACTGGGTGATCCGGGCCTGGGGCGACTTTATGACCAGCCAGAATGTCGCCCACGGCCAGGCCCTCTCCATGACCGAGGTGGAGCGGATCATGAACACCCAATTTCTGATGCCGTCCGGCGAAAAGGTCATGGTGGAGCTGGCCCTGATAGACAGCAGCGACCAGACCGACACGGTGTATGATTTCTGCCTGATCAATGGCGACTGGGTGCGGGCCTGCAAGGGTTCCTCCGTGTCGTTACAGGGCTACTACCGGATATCTACCGTGAACAAGGCTGGCAGCCGGGCCAACGGAATGCAGCTGGTGCTGGTGGACGGCGGCAAGTACAAGGACATGATTTCCGCCCGTATGCGCCGGCCCAACGGGACCGGCTCCTGGATGGTCCATAAGGACTGCGATCTGGATTACGCCGAGCAGGTGACGGCGGAGCATAAAATCACCGAGCGGAAAAACGGCAAGACCTCTTATCACTGGGTTTTGAAGCACTCTCATGGGGATAACCATTACCTGGACTGCGAGGTGTATGCCGCGGCCGCCGCGGATGTGATGGAGGTCCGCTCCCTGGTTCTTCAGAATCCGGGACCGGGGGACCAGAAGCAGGAGAAGCCCGCCCAGCCGGCGCGGGAGACGGAGGCCACCCCGGAGGAGAACTGGCTCGGTACTCATGAGGACTGGATTTAAGGGGGCAATATGGACGAAACAAACATGACGCCGGCTGAAATGCTGGCCCAGGTCAATACCGCCATCACCAAGGTGCTGTGCGGCGGCCAGAGTTACAAAATCGGAAGCCGGTCGCTGACCCGGGCGGACCTGGCTATGCTGAAATCCATGCGGGACGACCTGGAGGCCCAGCTGGCTAACGAGGACAGCGGCTGCCTGCTGGGGCGGACCTATGTAGCCTATTTTGATGGGAGATGATCTGTATGAGCTGGCTGAATAATACGATTGCCGCAGTGTCCCCCCGCTGGGCCTATGAGCGGACGATGTGGCGGCAGGCCTATGAGGAGGCCCGCGGCTACGACGCAGCCAGCTCCGGCCGCGTCAATGCCGGGTGGCGCGTGGTGAACGAGAGCGCGGAGCTGACAGACCGGTACAGCCGGGATGTGATTCGGGCCCGGGCACGCGACCTGGAACGCAACAGCGATATCGCCCAGTCTGTGGTACACGCCTATAAGCGCAATGTTGTCGGGCGGGGCTACACCCTCCGGGCCATGACGGGCGACGACAGCCTGGACAATCAGATTGAGCGGGCCTGGAAGCGCTGGTGCAAAGCCCGAAACTGCGATGTGACCGGGGAACAGTCCTTCAACAGCATCCTGCGCATGATGGTGGAGCGGAAAAAGTACGACGGCGGGATCCTCATTCACTTCTGCTACACCCCCGGCGGGCTGGTCCCCTTCAAGCTCCAGTGCCTGGAGGTGGATGAGCTGGATGTTACCCAGACCTCTCCGCGGCACCGGGGCAACCGGGTGGTGGGCGGCATTGAGTACAACCGGTACCGCCGCCCGATGGGCTACTGGTTCCGGCAGTATGACCTGGACGGCTGCCAGGTTATGGACCCGATGTACATCGACGCCAAAGACATCTTTTTCTACAAGAATAAGCACCGGCCCAGCCAGCTCCGGGAGATGTCCGACCTGAGCCCCACCATCACCAGAGTGCGGGACGCCAACGAATTTATTACCGCCGTGGCCATCAAGGAGCGCATCGAGGACCTGGTGGGCCTGGGGATTAAAAAGG